GGCGTCAGCCAATGCCCACAAGCTACCGCAACCTACCATGACATAGACCTACTATGGTAGTAAATTAATACATGTTCATTTCAAAAGGAGAATGCCATGAACAAGAGAAGATTCCATAAGAATCTCATAACTACTGAGCAGATTTATGATGTAGCCGTGAGAGTAGAGTCTTATGGTGAGAACGTTGGGATCTGTACCGCTTGCGGATATGAGCAGGACGGATGCGAGCCTGACGCCGAGAACTATGAGTGCGAGGATTGTGGGGAGCGTAAGGTTCAGGGTTATATGAATCTGATTATGGGAGTAGGATTCTAAAAAAAAGACTAGGCATACTCCACTACGCGTAGATGGCAAGGCCTAGTCGGGGTCAGTCCTTCGGGGCTGACCCTATTTTTTTGTCCATATGTGAACGTCCGTACCTATATTTTTTAAAAGATTGTATGTCCGTACCTATCTTTCTTTAAAAGATAGTACGTCCGTACCTATCTGTTTTTAAAAGGTGGTGCCGGAGTGGCTTGACGATGTGACAACATCATTGTAACTTGGTCGTGCATTCTCCCTAGTAGTACTGGGTGGGTAGGTCTTCGGATCTGCCCACCCATTTTCTTTGTACCCTAAACGACAGGAGCAAGACAATGGAATGCGTGATCTGTAAGGATCCAGTTACTGGCTACGGACACAACGCTCAGCCAGTAGCAGAGGGAAGGTGCTGTAATACTTGCAATGATATCGAAGTCATGCCGATGCGGTTCAACCTCGTGTTTGGTGGAGAAGTGGAGGGCTTCGCACCTGACTGGTCGCGGTACATGAAAGGCTCTCCCTCTGAACCGGTGTATTCGCAAGAGCGAGATGAGAGCAATTGACCCGGTACACAAAGCCTGACTAGCAGGCACAAAAAAAGGGAGGGACTATTTCTAGTCCCTCCCTCCTCGTGTCCTATCCCTTTACTTATCCCTCCTCTCTAGGATCCACTCCACGATCCCTGCCACGGCTAGGAATCCTAGCATGCATGCTAGAGCTACCACTACGAACAGACCGTCTTGGTCGTACATCATTCTCCTCCTTGAAAAGATTCAACTGAACATCTCTTGGTGACTGGTCAGAAATTTCAGCCAGTACAGTTTTAAGTACTTCGCTAATGTGGATCACGGCATCCTCCTTTGAGGGAGGGACTATCTCTAGTCCCTCCCTCTAGTGGTTAGGTTAGTTAGCTTGGCCTCGACTCAAGGCTTCGGCCAAGTCTAGCTCCATCCTCATCTTATCTACTTCTTCAGTGATCTGTTCAGCTTGCTCAAGGAAAGCTTTCTTCTCCATCAGCAATTCAATCCCTTTCTCTCCACCTTCAGTAAAAAGGTGTTGAACGAGATTGCCTCTAGCTTCTGACAATTCCCTGCATGGCTCAGCGGATCCGTCATCGGCATTGTTGACCGCTAGGATTAGCTGAAGGATATCCCAAACCCAATTAGCCATCTCAGTGTGATTGTCCATCACCTTCTCACCTACCTCGCTCATCTGCTGAGCGAAACCTTCTAGGCGTTTCATTATCATCTTTTCGTCAATCATTTTGCTTCTCCCTTGGGAGCGGGTCTCTCGACCCGCTCCCTGTTATCCCTAGGATTAAACTAGGTTTTGGTTAGTGATTACTTTCGACGTTGCTACTCGACCTATCTTCAGCATCGTATTCTTTCCTTTTGATGCCATGACTCTCGACACAGCGGGGACAGTCTGCTGTCTCAAGCAATGGTATGGAGAATCTTGCTCTACATCATCAGCAGGGATCTCCAACCTTCTGTCGAGGTCGATTCCTGAGAACCTCCACACTCCTGCCTTGTTTTCGTGCATCCCTAGAAACTCGCCCACAGGCTGGAGGCCAAACGGCTTCTCAGTTTCGGGGTTGATCTCGCGGATGTACTCGACGTTCTGGAAAAGGATCGGCGCGAAAACGCGCTTCTGTGGTTCAGCATCCTTTTTCCCTTGGTACATCGTGGTGACGACCATGGCAGTGTCGCTGTCTAGTTTGTCTAGACATTCTGTAAACGTGCCATTGTGTTCCGCAATGCTCATGACTTGCGACTCAAAGTCTTGAACATCAGCAACATCAAACCACTTGTTGCCGTGCGATTCTGTTTGCTTGTGCATGCTCCCTCCCTTCTTTGTTTACAGGCTCACATTGTGTGTGCCTTTCTTATACAAGAAAGGTACCATGCTTACAGCGTGATATCAAGGTAGGTAGTGGGTGGGACCACCCCTATTTGCGGGCCACTCTCCCTGATCTAAAAAACACTGTTTTGCTCACTTAATCACTAAAAATGGGCTTGGGACTCCTAATCCCAAAAAAATTTTTTGCAAATTTTCGGCTTAACGGGGTATATTAGATCGTGCCTGACTTACCTGATCTCGAAACTGTGCTGGATGAAGCTGTTAAGGTCTACTTAATAGCTAAGAAACGTTGTGCCCTGATGCGTCACTCGAACACCTCTCCCTTTACTGCGGAGGATCTCGCTAAGAAGTATCCGGACTATTTCGAGCCATTTATTAAAAAGTCCACGGGCGAACACAAGTACAAGGTGATAGGAAAAACTGCTGATGTCATCTTAGAAGAATACCTTGCGCAACTGGGCTATCCTTCCAATAGTGACTTATGGTATACTTTAGCTCACATTGTAATAGAGAGAGGGGAATATGAGTCAGACTTTGACGGAGATCTTGACCGACCGACACGGCGTAGAAGGCGCCATATGCATGAATGATTTTGACGATTGCGCTATAGGAATCTTGGAACGCTTTGGTCTAGATGTGCCGGTAATAGTGTATGATCGCGAAAAAGTAATCGCGAAACTGATGGAGAGGGACGGGATGACGCATGAGGAAGCGGAGGAGTTTTATTACTTCAACCAAGTAGGGGCGTGGGTTGGCGAAGGAACTCCTGCCTTTCTAATTAAGCTGGAAACAAAATGAGTTGGCTTAAGACCATTCCCAACGACCCTAATCAAATAGATCTGTTTAATAACGAATGTGAGGGAATGTGTGGGGTATAAAGAAGTGGCTGATGCTCACACTGCTTTTTTGCGTTGCTTGTACGGCGCACCACCAACCATGCTGGGATGGCCTTGATGCCTTGAATGACAGGTGTATAGATGAATCTTGAGTTGCTGGACGCATTACCGATTGAAAAACAGCGTCAGATACTTGAGTTGGTAGAAGAACTTAATGATGCAAAAGCAAGGGAGAATTCGCATGAGGACTTCCTCGCATTTGTAAAACAAGTTTGGCCTGCGTTCATAGAAGGCGATCACCACAGGGTAATGGCAGATGCGTTTAATCGTATAGCTAATGGTGAACTCAAGCGCCTAATCATCAATATGCCACCAAGGCACACCAAGTCAGAATTTGCTTCGCATTTATTTCCAGCGTGGTATCTAGGTCGGTTTCCAGACCAAAAGGTTATCCAGACTGCACATACCGCAGAGTTGGCAGTGGGGTTTGGCCGTAAGGTTCGTAACTTGGTTGGATCCAAGGACTATGAAAAAATATTCTCAGGAGTACGGCTGAGTGCTGACTCCAAGGCGGCTGGTCGTTGGAACACAAACAAGGGTGGAGACTATTTCGCTATCGGTGTTGGCGGTGCCGTAACCGGTAAGGGTGCAGACATCTTAATCGTGGATGACCCGCATTCTGAGCAGGAGGCCGCACAAAACGACCCTTCTGTGTACGATAAAACGTATGAATGGTACACTTCGGGTCCGCGTCAGAGATTACAGCCGGGTGGTGCTATATGTTTAGTTATGACTCGCTGGTCTAAGCGAGATCTAACTGGGAGCATCCTCAAGGCTTCTATAGAGCGAGGTGGCAGTGATGAATGGGAGATTATCGAACTTCCCGCCATCCTTCCTAGTGGTAGCCCGCTATGGCCCGGCTTTTGGCCGATTGACCAGCTAGAAGCATTAAAAGCAGAACTTCCGGTCAGTAAGTGGAGCGCCCAGTACCAGCAGGATCCGACATCGGAAGAAGGTGCGATCATTAAGCGGGAATGGTGGAAGGAATGGACTCAATCAAGACCACCGGCATGTGATTTCGTGATTCAATCGTGGGATACTGCCTTCCTTGCAAAAGAAACTGCTGATTACAGTGCTTGCACAACGTGGGGTGTGTTCTATGGCGAAGATGGTGATGCCAATATAATTTTATTAGATGCTTTACAAGAACGGCTAGAATTTCCGGACTTGAAGCAACGCGCCTATGAGATGTACAAAGAGTATGAGCCTGATGCTTTTATAGTAGAAGCTAAGGCGGCAGGTAGCCCTTTGATCTTTGAGCTTAGACGAATCGGCATACCTGTCTCAGAATACACTCCCGGCAGAGGCCGCGATAAAATCGCGAGGGTAAACGCGGTGTCAGATCTATTTCACAGCGGTAGAGTGTGGGCACCCAAAAAACGCTGGGCAGAAGAAGTCATAGAAGAGTTTGCCGCCTTTCCTACTGGAGAGCATGACGACTTGGTGGATTCATCGACACAGGCGTTGTTGAGATTTCGGCAAGGTGGCTTCATAAATTTGGAAAGTGATGATCCTTGGGATGATTTACTGCCGATGCGAAAAGCCAACTATTATTGACTATAAGGTGTTATGTTAGCATAGTGTCTTAGGCGCTTACATCAAAGAAGGATATACATGGCGGTAGATAAACCCCTGCAAGACCTACTGAACCAAGATGATTTTGAAATGGGTGCAGAAGGGCTCACGGTCGTTGAAGAGGGGCTAATTCCAGAAGACTCACTAGTTACTGAGCTTGAGGACGGCGGTATTGAGATTGATTTTGATCCATCCGCAGATGATGAGATGCCTGATGTGGGGTTCGACGGCAACCTTGCTGAGGTTATAGACGATGACGAGCTACAAACCTTGGCAGTGGATTTGGTTGGTAAGTTCGATTCTGACAAAAACAGCAGATCCGACTGGGAAGAAACCTACGAACAGGGACTTGACCAGTTAGGTCTGGAGATTGAAGAGCGCACCACCCCATGGTCAGGAGCGTGTGGTGTATTCCACCCGATGTTGTCTGAGGCCGTGGTCCGGTTCCAGAGTCAGACGATTCAGGAGATTATGCCTGCCAAAGGTCCAGTCAAGACACAATGCTGGGGGCTACAAACAAAAGACCGCATGGACCAAGCAAGGCGTGTCCAAGACTACATGAACTATCAGCTTCTTGAAGTTATGACTGAATATCGGTCTGAAACAGAGAAGCTTTTGTTTAGCCTGCCATTGGCTGGTAGTGCGTTTAGGAAGATCTACTATGATCCGTCGCTGGGTAGGCCCACGTCTATGTTCGTGCCTGCCGAAGATTTTGTGGTTGCGTTTAACGAAGCTGACTTAGAACAGTCAGAGCGTTACACCCATGTAATGAACCGCAGTACAAATCAGATTAGAAAGCTACAGGTTAGTGGTTTTTATCGTGATGTAGAACTCACGACGGGATATATCGAAGACAATCCAATCACCGATAAATTCAATGACATCGGAGGCGTGTCACCGTCAGGGGATACCGAAGATCGCCATCAGTTACTTGAGATGCATGTGGACGTAGACCTGCCCGGCTTTGAAGATGCAGATGGTATTGCACTTCCTTATGTAGTCACGATAGACAAAGCAAGCGATACAATCTTGTCTATTTACAGAAATTGGGATGAAGATGACGAGAACAAGGTTAAGAAACAGCACTTTGTGCATTACGGATACGTTCCCGGCATCGGATTTTATAACCTTGGCTTGATTCATATGATTGGAGGATTAGCCAAGTCCGCGACTAGCCTCCTTAGACAGCTAGTAGACGCGGGCACACTATCCAATCTACCGGGAGGACTTAAGACTCGTGGACTCAGAATCAAGGGCGACGACACGCCCATTATGCCGGGCGAGTTTAGAGACGTTGATGTGCCGGGCGGGGTTATTCGCGACAATATCACCTTCCTTCCTTATAAGGAACCTTCTTCGGTCCTTTATCAGTTACTGGGTAACATCGTCGAGGAAGGCAGGCGTTTCGCGTCTATGGCGGATCTCAAAGTAGCAGACATGAACCAAGAGGCTCCCGTAGGGACCACTCTTGCAATCATGGAACGCGCTATGAAGGTGCAGTCTGCTATCCAAGCTAGGATCCATGCAAGCCTCAAGCAGGAGTACAAGATTTTAGCAAGGATCATTGCTGACTTCACGAGCCCGGACTATCCGTATGAAACGGACGCAGGCGAAGGCATTAAGGCTGAAGACTTTGATGATCGCATTGATGTGGTTCCGGTGTCGGATCCGAATGCTTCTACAATGGCGCAACGCATCATGCAGTATCAGGCCGCTCTGCAACTCGCACAGCAGGCTCCGAATATGTATGACTTGCCGCTATTACACAGGCAGATGATGGAACTAATCGGAATACCGAATGCAGATAAGGTTGTACCAATGCCTGACGAAGTACCTGCTAAGGATCCGATTACAGAAAATCAGGCCATGATGACCCAAGAGCCGGTCAAGGTTTACGAGTATCAAGACCATGAAGCTCACAACCGTGTCCACATGGCACTAAAGAACGATCCTCAAATGGCCCAGCAAGTTCAGAACAGTCCTGCGGGTCAGGCTATTATGAGTGCGTTAGATGCACATGTTAGAGAACACTTGGCATTTATATACCGCAGACAGATAGAAGAAGAACTTGGAACAGAGCTACCACCGATGGGTCAACCGCTACCAGAGGACATAGAAAAGAGATTGAGCAAGCTGGTGGCCGATGCGGCAGACCAGTTAATGGGCAAGAAGCAACAGCAGGCGGCGGCGCAACAACAAGCACAGCAACAGCAAGATCCAATTATTCAAATGAAGCAACAAGAGTTGCAGATCCGCCAATCAGAGGTACAGCGCAAGGCTCAAGCGGATCAAGCGAAGCAAATGCTCGACCAACAAAAGCTCGCGTTGCTTGAAGAAAAACTAGATGCAGAACAGCAGATGGATGCGGCTGAGTTGCAACTAGAAGCACAGAAAGTTGCACTTAAGGCAGATTCAGACCAAAAGATGCGAGAGGCAAAAGAAGAAGCCGAAGGTATGAAACTGATAACAGACTTAGCAAAGGAAGATACGAGTGAGTGATGACGTTTTATCGTTGCTCAAAAAAAAGCTGAGGGATCAGATGAACGAATTGGCTGATCATCTGGCCGTGGGATCCGCGAAAGACATGGAAGAGTATCGTAAGGTCACCGGCATCATCGAAGGCTTGGCTTGGGCAGAACGCGAAATAATTGATTTAGAAGATAAATTAAGAGATCTATAAAGATTGTAGAAGTACCTTTTATCGCCGTATGGCGCATGTTGGACAATTTAACGAGAGGTCTGTATGACTACGCTCGCACAAGAAAAAGAAAATGAAGTTATTGACGTTGAGGACATCACGTTCAAAGATGCAGATGATGACAAAAACTTTGCATCGCAGTTGCCTGAGCCAAAAGGCTACAAATTACTGATCGCACTTCCTGAAATTGAAGAAAAAACGGAAGGCGGTATCATCAAATCCGTGCAGACCCAGCACGAAGAAAACATAGCCACGATTGTTGGATATGTAATGTCTATGGGTCCAGACGCTTACGCTAATTTTTCACGGTTTCCTACTGGTCCTTACTGCGAAGTAGGTGATTGGGTGCTGTTTAGAGCGTTTAGCGGTACACGAATCAAAATACATGGGAGAGAATTCCGAATTATTAACGATGACACTGTAGAGGCGGTCGTAGCAGATCCCAGAGGCGTAGAAAGGGCTTAACATGAGCGAGGAAACTGGAAGGATGAGTAGCGAAGACAAGTTTTTGGGTGTAAAAACGACTATAGAGCCACCCGTACAGGAAAGTGTAGAGAAGGAAGAATTAGATATTGAAGTTCTTGATGATCGTCCAGAAGAAGATCAGCGGCCTCCGGCTAAGGCGTCAGACAAAGAAGATGACGACGTAGCAACAGATGAGGAAATTGCCCAGTATGGAAAAAGAGCCCAGAAGAGAATTAAAAAACTCAAGTGGGAATACCATGAAGAGCGTCGGGCAAAAGAAAGAAACAAGAGGCTGGCGGACGAAGCGGTAAACTATACACAGACGCTTCAGACAGAAAACCAACGGCTACTCAAATTAGTGCAGGATTCACAAAAGGCACTAAATGAACACAGCAAGTATGGCGCTACTACCGCATTGCAGATGGCAGAAGCGGCATTCAAGGCGGCACACGAGTCAGGGGATTCTGAGCAAATTGCGGCGGCACAAAAAGCTCTTACTAATGCCCAACTACGAGAAGCTTCGTCTGGTACAGTGTCCCAAAGGGTTGTTGATGAGTGGAAAAAAGAAGTTTTAAATCAGCAACGCGAACAAGAAAGGCAACGAAGCAGAGAGCCACAAGCACAGCCAGAGGCGGATCCACAGGCCGTAGAATGGTCACAGAACAACCCTTGGTTTGGTAATGATACAGAAATGACAAGTTTTGCATATGGAGTGCATGAGAAGTTAGTAGGTCAAGATGGTGTTGACCCAAACACTCCAGAATATTATCAATTAATAGACAAACGTATGAAGGAAGTATTTCCTAATTACTTCGGAAACGACGAGTCAGGCTCTCACGAGCAAGTAGTTGTCGATTCTGCACCTCGCCGTAGAGCGAGCCCCGTGGTAGCACCGGCCACTAGAAATACTGGCGCGGCCCCACGCAAAGTCACATTGACTCAGACACAAGTTGCACTCGCGAAAAGATTGGGCCTAACACCCCAACAGTATGCAACACAGCTTATCAAGGAGACAACGATATAATGGCTGATGAACGCGCTCCACGGGAGCCAAGAAACTTGGATAATCGCGAAAGCGAAGAAAGAGCTAAGGCTTGGGAACCCGCATCAATTTTACCTGATCCTGAACCGCAGGATGGGTGGGTATTTCGCTGGATAAGAACTTCTATGGTTGGCACCGCAGACAACATGAACGTGTCAAAACGCTTTCGTGAAGGCTGGGAGCCAGTGAAGGCCGAAGACCACCCAGAGTTACAAATTATGAGTGATCATAAGTCGGAATGGGCTCAGAAAGGCGGTATTGAAGTTGGTGGACTGTTGCTGTGCAAGGCACCACAAGAACTAGTGGAGAAGAGGCGGGCTTATTACAGAAGTCATGCTGAGTCTCAAATGGCGGCAGTTGATAACAACTATATGCGAGAAAACGATCCAAGGATGCCGGTTCTCGCTCCAGACAGAAAAACTCGTGTAGCGTTTGGCGGCGGAAGCCGTTGACCACTGCACATAACTTAGCAAATAGGAACTGATTATGGCTACTTCAGCTTCACCATACGGTGCGCGGCCAATCGGTACTCTTAGTGCATCTGGTTCTTGGTCCGCCAAGGTCAGACACCTACCAATCGGTAGTGGGTACGGAACCGCCATCTTTAACGGTGATTTTGTGAAGTTAGCGGCAGATGGTGAGATCGAAAAAGATACAGGCACCACCGCGCTAACGGCAGTAGGTATTTTTGTGGGTTGTTCCTACACACCAAGCACAACGAATCAGAAGACGTTTAACACGCAGTGGCCTGCGTCCACAACTGCTACTGATGCGATGGCTTATGTTATTGACGACCCATTTGTAGTATTTCAAATGCAAGGTGACGAGGCTCTGAACACCACGGACCGTGGACTTAACGCGTCTGTTGTTCAGACTGCTGGTAGCACTTCGATTGGAAAATCCAAGAATGCCTTGGATGCTTCAACACCAGCTACCACAAACACGCTTCCTCTCCGGATCATCGACTTCGTTGATGGCCCGATGAGCCTTGCGCCAGTTGGAACGACCGCGAGTGATGCCTATCCTGACGTTATTGTGAAATTCAATGCCGCGTCGAGTGGGTCAGCCTCAAATCATTCATACTTAAACGCCACCGGCGTATAATAGGAGACTGACAAATGGCTATTTCACGCGCACAACTCCTCAAGGAGCTTTTGCCGGGATTGAATGCTCTCTTTGGAATGGAGTATGGACGTTACGATGACGAACATACCGAAATCTATGAGACTGAAAGTTCCAGTCGCTCTTTTGAGGAAGAGGTAAAGCTTTCGGGCTTTGATGCGGCCCCCGTTAAAGACGAAGGGTCTGCAATTTCTTACGATGCCGCACAGGAGAGCTTCACGGCTCGCTACAACCATGAGACTATCGCCATGGGCTTCGCTATTACAGAAGAAGCTATGGAGGATAATCTTTATGACTCCCTGTCGGCTCGTTACACTAAAGCCTTGGCTCGTGCCATGGCTCACACCAAGCAGGTTAAAGCTGTTGTTCCATTGAACAACGGATTTACCAACGCTTACCAGAGCGGCGATGGTGTAAACCTTTTCACGGCGTCTGGTGACGGCGTAACCGGTGGTGACGGTCACCCACTCGTTTCGGGTGGTAAGAACTCAAACCGTCCGGCTACTGCTGTTGACCTCAACGAGACATCTCTTGAGGCCGCTGTAATTCAGATTGGCAAGTGGACGGACGAGCGTGGTCTAATGATCGCCGCACGGCCTCAGAAGCTTGTAATTCCACCTGATTTGCAATTCGTTGCAACACGGGTGATGCAGTCTGAGCTTCGCCCCGGAACTGCTGACAACGACATTAACGCTGTGCGTTCAATGGGTGTTGTCCCCGGCGGAACTGTTGTGAACCATTATCTAACCGATACGGACGCATGGTTCTTGATGACGGATGTTCCTAACGGAATGAAGCACTTTAATCGTGTTGCACTTGAGACAAGCATGGACGGTGACTTTGACACCGGAAATGTTCGCTACAAGGCTCGCGAGCGTTATAGCTTTGGAGTCTCCGACCCACTAGGGGTCTGGGGTTCACCCGGAGCGTAGTTTAGGTTGGGGGTGGGAGCGATACGTCGCTTCTGCCCCCAGTCTTCTTTTATTCCCTGACTATCGGCAAACCGATAGACACTGGCCACGACAGGAGAACTTAAATGGCTAACACAACTTTTTCAGGACCAGTCCGATCAGAAAATGGGTTTGAGGTAGTATCGAAAAGCTCATCGACTGGAGCAGTTACAACATCTTTTACTTATGACGGTTCAGGGATGCAGGTTGCACCTGTAACCTTATCCGATGCTGATACTTCGATAACTGCTGCCACTCATGGTGGTAGGGTTGTTGTAGTTCCAGCCATTGGCAGTAACCGTACACTGACACTTCCCAGCCCTGCTGAGGGTGTGTCTTTTACGTTTGTTTACGGTGGAGCGGCAGAAGAAGCAGAGAATCTGATTATTGATACTGGTGCTGATGCTAACTACTTCATCGGTGGAGTTGTCCATATAGATTCTGATGCGGACAGTGTGTCCGTGTACGCAAATGGTAGCTCCAACTCAATTTTAACCCTTACTGATTTTGGTCTCATGGAGATTAATATCGTAGCAAAAGATTCAACGAATTGGATTATTTGGGGTTACACACAAGGTGCAGACGCACCTGCGTTTACAGATCAATCGTAATTAACAAGATAGGGTCACCCACTCGTTTGGGTGGGTGACCACATCTTCTGCTATGGGCAGAGCGAAAGCTCCCGTACCCATAAGGAGACTTTTAGATGGCCGACGCAGTAACTTCTCAAACTCTGCAAGACGGCGACAAGGTCGCTGTTATGAAGTTCACCAACATTTCTGACGGGTCAGGCGAGGCCGCCGTCAAGAAGGTGGACGTTTCCGCTCTACAAACCCAGTCAGGTTCGGGAGCCTCCTGCACAAGCGTGACGATTGACCGTGTGTGGTATGAGTGCAGTGGCATGGCTGTAGACCTCCTGTGGGATGCATCAACAGACGTGCTTGCTTGGACACTTAGTGGGTATGGATATTTTGATTTTAGACAAGCTGGACCTCTAGTTAATAATGCATCTAGCCCAACTGGTGACATCATGTTTACCACCACAGGGGCTGGTAGCGGAGATCGCTATTCCATAATGCTTTCTATGACAAAGAGCTATGAATAATGCCCGACTCCAAGTTTCAGGACGTAATTAAAAAGAAAGCTGAAGAAGTTAATGATGACGGATATTACAGCAAGCTTGTAAAAAACTACCCTCAACAAAAAGAGGAAGTAGGCTATACAAGTAAGATTGCAAAAAAGTATCCTAACTGGAGAGCTATTTAATCGTGCCTTTCAAGAGCGAAAAGCAGAGAAAGTGGATGCATGCCAATAACCCTGATATGGCACAAGAGTGGGAAGGCAAAGCTTCTGGTGGCTTATTAAGGCGGGCTGTAGCAAACACAATACGTCTTCCTGATCTGGCAAGGTTGAGGAGCGGGGGGATAGTGAAAACCGGCTCAAAGTTGCCGGGATCCTGCATGGATGCGACTACTAGAGCCCTAAACAAGTTCAAGGAGAGTTGAAATGGCTACTTCTGGAACAGCAACCTTTAATTTAGAAATATCAGAAGTTATTGAAGAGGCATTTGAACGATGCGGGCTACAAAGCAAAACAGGCTATGACATAGAGACTGCTCGCAGGTCTTTAAACCTTCTTAGTCTTGAGTGGGCCAACCGTGGACTAAACTTTTGGTGTGTAGAGCAGGGAACTGCTAGTACAACGGCCAGCACCTCTACAATCACACTTCCAGCCGACACGATAGATCTTATTGAGCATTGGATCCGCGATGGGTCGGGCACATCTCAAAATGATCTCCCTCTGTCACGTTTTAGCGTATCTCAGTACTCAACGATACCTAACAAGCTTACCGAAGGTCGTCCGGTAAACCTTTACATCGACAAACAACAGGCCGCACCGGTGGTATATTTGTGGCCTACCCCTGACAAGGTGTACACATTTGCCTATCAACGTATTAGGCGAATAGAAGACACTGGAGCAGTTGGATCTACGAACCCCGATGTGCCTGCACGTTTTTTACCTGCATTGGTATCGGGGCTTGCGTTTAATATTTCGCAGAAATACCCAGAAGCGTTTGTGCGTTCTGCGGAGTTAAAGCAAGAATACGAGTTTCAGTGGGATCTAGCTCAACAAGAAGACCGTGATCGTGCTTCGGTGCATTTTGTACCCGGAGGTTATTAATGGCACGATTCGCTAATGGTAAATACGCTTTTGGCTTCTGTGATCGCACCGGTTTTAGATACAAATTGAAGGACTTGGTTCCTCAAGTGAGGGCGGGTCGAATGACTGGCTTAATGGTCGGTCGCGACATGCTTGACGAGGACCAGCCTCAAAACTTCTTAGGTAGACTTGGCGATTACGCAGACCCACAAGCGTTGAGGGATCCTAGGCCAGATATATCTCAAGATACTAGCAGAGAGTTGTTTGCATTTGATCCAGTCGGTAACGGTAATGGAGGCGGATCCGGAAACCTTGTTGCACACGGCAAGACTGGAAAGGTTACGGTAACGACATGAATTACAGCGAATTGACTGATGCAATTAAGGATTACTCGAACAACACTGAAACAAACTTTGTTGCGGCAATACCTACGTTCATCAAACAAGCTGAACAAAGGGTATACCGCTCAGTAAATCTGCCAGTAAATCGCAAGAATGTTGCGGGTAACATGACTGATGGTAATGCGTACTTGGCGATGCCATCTGACTTTTTGTTTCCCTTCTCTTTGTCAATAACCAGTTCTAGCAATCAAATCTTTTTGCTCAACAAAGACGCAAACTTTATTAGATCGACGTATCCAAATGCATCTACAGAGGGAACGCCAAAGTATTACGGAGTCTTTGATACAGACACGTTTATTATCGGACCCACGCCAGATGCTAATTACGTCACAGAACTACATTATTACTACCAACCAAGCTCTATCGTTAGCTCCACAACGTCATGGCTGGGCACCAATGCTGACACAGTGTTGCTGTACGGATCCTTGATAGAAGCGTACACCTATATGAAGGGTGACGCGGACATGATGCAACTATACCAACAAAGGTATGCTGACGCCTTGTCTTTGCTAAAAATGCAAGCAGAAGGTAGAATGACAGGAGATGAATATCGTGATGGACAAATAAGGACGATACCTAGTTAATGTTCGATATTGATTCGGGAGTAGGAAACGTAACAGTTACCACCAGCGTTAATGGCAATCTTGGTCCAAGTCATTGGGCAGAGAGGGCTTCAGATATGATTATTTCCGTAGGGAAAAATGCTCATCCTACTATCGCTGAACAAGCAAAAGAGTTTAAGGCTTATATTCACAAGGCAGTACAATATTTTATATGGGAAGCGATAAAAGAAGATCGCTCTAAGGTCATTACCCTGTTGAGGTCAGCAGGTCATAATGACTTGGCTAACTCAGTGGAGAAACTATAATGGCATTTTCAGGAAATTTTATGTGCACCTCTTTCAAAAAAGAATTGATGGAAGCTGGTCACAACTTTAAAAATTCAGGTGGTAATACCTTTAGGATGGCTTTGTATACAGATAGTGCGTCATTCACTGCCGCTACTACAGCGTATACCAGTTCTAATGAGATTACTAATGATGCAGGATCTGCCTATACTGCCAAGGGAGAATCACTAACTCGTGTAGATCCTACGACAAGTAGCACGACCGCCTATACTGATTTTGCTGATGTTTCGTGGTCTACTGCTACGTTTTCGGCTATGGGTGCAATGATCTTTAATGATAGTCATTCAGGTGATGCGTCTGTCGTTATTTTAGACTTTGGTGCATTAAAGACAGCTACCGCTGGTACGTTTACGGTTGCCTTTCCTGCGGCAGATGCGAGTAATGCGATAATTCGTATAGCCTAGTATGGCTAATGTAACAGGCTGGGGCCGGTCTACATGGGGTTCTGGCACGTGGGGTGAAGCTATACCTGTTGAAGTAACAGGTTTAGCAGGTACAAGTGCAGTAGGGTCGGTTACAGTAACGGCGGATGCAAATGTTACTTTAACGGGCTTGGCGGGAACCGGAGCAGTTGGAAGCGTAACTGCAACGGGTGATGCAAATGTTGCTCCTACAGGTGTAGCGGCAACAGGTGGAGTAGGAAGCGTCACGGTAACAGGAACGGCAAATGTTACCTTGACAGGTTTAGCTGGAACGGGCGCAGTTGGCTCTGTAACAGTTGCAGGTGATGCAAATCTTTCGGTCACAGGGCTGGCCGGAACAAGTGCATTGGGATCGGTATCGGTTACTGTAGATGTCTCAATATCCGCTACCGGGCTTGCCGCAACCAGTGGGCTGGGGTCAGTAACAGTAACATGTGATGGAAATGTTGATGTTACGGGGCTTGCAGGAACTGGAGCAGTTGGAAGCGTAGTTGTTACCATACCAGTAACGGTTGACGTAACCGGTGTGGGGGCAACTGCATCAACTAGTGGCGTACAAGTCTGGGGTATTATAGATGACTCACAAACACCGAATTGGACAGCAGTCAGCGACTCGCAAACCCCTGAGTGGGCGGCGGTTTCAGATTCGCAGACTCCCGGTTGGTCTGAAGTGTCAGACTCTCAGACACCAAGCTGGTCAGCAGTCAGTGATACACAAACTCCAGATTGGGAGACAATAGAGCGATAAAAACGGTATATGGCCGTTTGGAAAGTTTTAATAGATATTTGGACTTGGATACTATAAGGAATAAAACATGGGAACATACGTTAACAATCTAAGACTGCTTGAAATCACCACAGGTGATGAATCAGGTACTTGGGGCACCAAGACCAATACAAATCTAGAGCTTATCGCTGATGCATTTGGTTCTGGTACAGAAGCGATCACAACAAACGCTGATACCCACACAACGACTATCGCAGACGGTGCGGCTGACGAAGGCCGAGCGATCTTCCTGAAATACACAGGAACATTAGACTCTGCTTGCACAATCACCCTTGCACCTAACACGGTTAATAAGCTGTGGTTTATTGAGAACGCTACGAGCGGATCCCAAAACATTATTATCAACCAAGGGACCAGCGGTGGCACAGGCGGCAAGGTTACTATCGGCAATGGCAAGATAGCGGCTGTATATACGGATGGTTCCGGTGACAACAACGCCGCAGTATTGGATGCGTTTGCTGACTTAGAACTAAGTAGTACACTTACTGTTGCTGGTGCTATTACAGGGTCTAGTACTATTCAAGGTACAACAATTACTGCCACGACAGCGTTTGTTCCTGATGCGTCAGATGGAGCCGCTTTGGGTACAGCTTCACTAGAGTTTAGTGACTTATTCTTGGCAGATGAAGCGGTAATATCATTCGGTGACGATGACGATGTAACTCTGACCCATGTTGCAGACACGGGTTTGTTGCTTAACAGCACAATGGCTTTGCAGTTCAATGATGCCAGTCAGTATATCAATGCTCCTACAAATGCAATATTGGACATTAACGCTACTGATGAGATAGAACTGAACGCCACGGCAGTAGATTTAAATGGTACACTGGATGTCAGTGGAGCATCTACTCTTACAGGAGCAGTCACTGCTAGTGGAGGAATTACATCTACTGCGGCTTCCAATACCTTTGGTGCGAGTTCTTTTAATGATGCAGACATTACTAACGTCGGAGACATAGCCCTCGACAGCATTTCTAGCGACGGTAGTGCAATCGGAATCGGTGCATCTGGAGATACAGTCACCTGCGAAGGTGCATGGATTTTTAACG